AATTTCAAAACTCAACCCAGTGATGTATGATAAAGATGGGCGCACTGAGACGGGGTTCATAGCACAAGACATATACTATGATGCACCTGAAATACGTCACGTAGTCATACCTGGTAAAGACGCTACACCAAACGAGACGAAAAACGAACCATCATACGATGATTGGGGGAGTGAATACGCTAAATTGGATTATTACAGTATAATGACTTATACGGTGTCTGCGATCAATGAACTTCGCGAAATGGTCGAAGATCTCGAAAACTCTTAAATTTTCTTTTTACCATTCACATAGTATGCGGCTGGTAAAAGGACTTATTTCTTAATAGCATCCATGGCGGCAAGCGCCAAGACACCGGCGATGAAAAACAATACTACGTAATTGCACTCGGTGTCTTCCATGTTTGTGTTTCTATTGTGCATTTGTCTCTGAATCATAGGTGGAGGAGGTCTTGGCCTCGGCTCCACCTCATCCAAAGGACAGTAACCTATCATTTATACTATGTTTACAAATTTATTTCGACTGACTTCTTCTTCCTGCCTCTTTTAGATTTGGTGGCTGGAACCTTCACTTCTTTGATTTCATCTTCGTCTTCACCTTCATCCACTGGTTCAACGATATCAGAGATGGCGTCATCGTCATCATCGTCCTCTTGTGGCTGTGGCTGTGGCGCTGAGGTACTCATGGGTGGTGGAGGAGGCATCATGATGTTACCCATCAAAGAAGAGATGTCTATGCCCGGACCCTTCATCTCATAACGTTCGCCTGATTGAGCATCCCCACCCTGTTCCGCCTTTGGAACCGTGTTCTTCACGGCATCCATCATGTTTTGCACGAGAGATGGATTTTGCTTGATCACGTCATTCATGTTTGGTAGAACCGACTTGAACATGCTGTTCGTCAGGTGAAACATCATCGCGGAGCCACCAAGCATCATGATAAGCTTGATTTCTGGGGCAACGCTGACCTTTGTTCTGTATTTGACATACAATTCCTCAAACACTTCATCGTAATCGTCCACATTTTCCATGACGTTTTCTGACCAACCTTCGAGTTGAATCTCGAATGGGTTGTACTTTTTGTTCAAGAATTCAATACCAGTCACGCACGCGACAAGCATACGCCTAGAAAACTTGATGGATCTATCCACATCTATGCTATACGTAATACGCTTCACTTCTGTTCTCAAATCGTCTACATTTGAATACACATTGAGGCGCTTATTAACAGCAAAACCCTTCTTTTCGAGACGGCCAAGCTTGTTTACGAGATCCGCCTTTTCTTCGTCGATGCTACTGTAACCATTGGAAGGTCTTTCTTCTTCTTGCATCATGTAATCACCTCCCATATCCGGTGCCTGATCATATTCTTCATATTCCCCGTAATCAATTGGGGCTTCCTGTGGAGCAGGAGGTGCACTTTGTTTACTTGGATTCATGAAAGCATTAATGTCTTCTTGTTGTTCAGGCGGGGGAGGTGGTTTATACACGGTTGGCTTTGGTGCAGAGAACCTGGGTCTGGGTCGGGGTGCCTCTATCTGAATTTCGTCCATGAGAGCCTGTTCATCATCATCGAGCTTCATGATGTTTGTGTTGCTCCGATCGAGAACTATCTCTCCATCCATTACTCTGTACTTTGAAACTATTCCAATCTCTTTAACGCACTTTATAAAAAAATGTATACTAAATATAAAATGAAACTTAACGCCACCAACCGGAACACACTCACGGCCATCGCTATTGTTTTCTGTCTCATCGTGATAATCAGTACGATCAGACTTCCAAAGCGCAGCGCGTATGTCCCCAGGCAAATCGAAACTGAACCACTCACCGGAAAGGAATCTTTCTTCGATTTGGAATCTAGCCTCGATTGCGTACCAGGTTCCGAAAACCCAGCTTACTACGCGAACACCAAGGGACCGGGTGGTATCTGCGGTGACCAAAAGTGGGTGAAGGACCAAGCCGACGCGAAGATCGTGGGTGGCATTGGCGGATCTTTAATCTAAACTACTATAAATGACAACTGTGACTACATCTCAATCATTTTTGCCTGATTTTGAATATGAATATCACAGTATTGTGGTTGACACAATCGGTCAAGATAGCAAAAATACATTCACGGTGCATTTGACGCAGCCTCTTGAAAACATAGTTCAAGCGAGACTTACTTCTGCGAGAATAGATACGACTGGATCTAACGTGTGTTATATTTCAGTGGAAGAACTCGACACTAACTACGCACAAAGAGCTTCAAATGTGTACGGCGGTCAAGGTGATTTGTCCGTGTTGACTAAAAATTTCGGTATGGTGATCCAAAATGGTTCGGATCCAATAACATTCAGAGACAATTATGACATTGTTCATCAATATTCCACTCCAATTCGAAAATTAGATCGCCTCACGTGTACACTCAGAAACGAAAACGGTGTCACCATAGATAATGGCTCAGAAAACTTTATGTCATTTAGGTTTGTATGCAAAAAGAAAAACATGCCATTCGTGTGAGGCAGGTAAGTGTTATTTTTTTACCTTTTAGTATTATAAATGTCGGCAGGTGTCGTACAGTTGATCGCTATAGGCGCTCAAGATGAACATATCATCGGTACACCAGAAATTTCATTCTTCTCGTCGACTTTTAAACGGCATTCTAACTTTTCACAGTCCGTAGAGAAACAGACTATACAGGGGGCTGTGAAAGGTAACGCTATGTCCAGTGTAAAATTTGAACGCACTGGAGATTTGTTGGGATACGTGTATCTCACACTTGATGATAATACGCAGTCACTCGACGTCCAGAGGTGGGATCGAGTGATAGAAAAAGCTGAACTCCTCATTGGTGGCCACGTGATAGACACACAAGATTCTATTTTTACTGAAAAAATTGCTATAGATACGTTTGCACAAAACGTATCAAAGAGCGCAAACGGTACTCACCCAGGTGTGAGCGCTCGATCCTATTTTTATCCATTTAGATTCTTCTTTTGCGAAGGACCACAGTGTGCTCTTCCAATTGTCGCATTGCATTACCATAACGTAGAAATGCGCATTCACTGGGGTCCGGATGCTGGAAACTACAACGTAGAAATGTTTGCGAATTATTATTACTTGGACAACGAAGAACGCGGAAATCTCGTGTCTAGAAATCACAGTATGTTGATCACACAGGTTCAGAAAAACATACCATCGGGTGAACTCACCCAAGATTTGACATTTAATCACCCAGTAAAATATCTCGCGTCATCTGATACCACGACAGAAGGTGCACTCACTTCTACTAGAAATAAAGTGAAATTAAACATAAATGGTTTGGATATAGGCAATTACAAATGGGGTAAGCCACATTACATAGATGTAATGAACTATTATCACACAAATTTCGTGACTTCTCCAGATTTCTTTTTGTATTGCTTCTGTTTATCCACGAGTTCTCTTCAGCCTACGGGTACATTGAACTTTAGCCGACTAGATTCAGCAAAAATTATGAGTGAAAATATGCTCATAAATGACCCAATTTATGCAGTAAATTACAACATACTACGAATAGAAAATGGTATGGCGGGTCTCGTATACGCAAATTAAAATACAATACTATATTAAATGGTTAAGAACTTACCGACGGTAGAGAGGTCTACCAAGATTAGGTTTGGTAAAAACTGTACGGACGACCAGGCGGAAAATACAATCGTTTTTAACGCGAGTAATGTCCAGATAGACGCGACCATACCCGGGGCGATGTACATGACACCTCTCCGAGAACAACCCGATTTGTTTGATACAAACGTTAAGATGATGACGTATAACACCGCAACGAAAGAAATCATGGACTCAGGTGTTTTGGCTTCAGATGTTCTTGCTTTTGATTTAGAAGATGTAACGGTAAATGGTAACGTCACCTCAAATACTATGATTTTCAAGGGCGAAAACGCTTTTATCACATATTCTAACACGGCTGGTATATCCAATGTGGCACCTATTCACACACTAGACGTAGGATCAAATTTTTATGTTCAAGATGATGCATCTGATGTACTAAACGTCACCGGTAATGCAAACATCACAAATAAGTTAACCACCAGAGAATTGCGCGTGACGAACGACGCGCGCATATACGGTAACTTGGATGTCGCAGGTGTTTTGACCACCTTGCGAACCGAAAACACCACGATAAATGACGCCATCATAGAAATTGCGAACAATAACACGATTTCTACCACGGATATGGGTGTTATTATGACTAGACCAGATACAAACGTGGGTATAGGTTACCGGGGACATGAGGATGAGTTCATGGTGGGTTTCACACAAAGTGATGCATCCGACATCGATCTGGTTCCGGATTCGTCTAATCTCATTCAAATGAAAGTGTACGGTGATCTCCACGTGTCTAACGCATTCGACGTAGTCACGAGAGCTTCTATTGGTTCAAATGTCGTGATAGATGATGACGTCGCCGAAAAGGTGAGCGTCACTGGTAATGTGTATGCGTCTCGTGCGATGAAAATCGGGTCCAATGCGACTGTGGATACTCTCGCGTCAAATGTGATATCCGTGACTGGTAACACATACACGTCCCACGCGGTGATCGTGGGGTCAAACGTGGTTATTGACGAACGTGCAGAAGATGTTTTGACTTTGACTGGAAACGCTTACGTGTCCCACGCGATCGACGTAGGCTCGAATGTCGTCATAGATGATTTGTCCGAGGATGTTCTTTCTTTGACGGGTAATGCCTACGTGTCCCATGCGATCGATGTGGGTTCGAATGTCGTGATAGATGATTTGTCAGAGGATGTTTTGGTTTTGACGGGTAATGCCTACGTGTCTCATGCGATTGATGTGGGCTCTAACGTTGTGATTGATGATTTGTCCGAGGATGTTTTGACTTTGACTGGTAATGCATACGTGTCCCATGCGATCGATGTGGGTTCGAATGTCGTCATAGATGATTTGTCCGAGGATGTTTTGGTTTTGACTGGAAATGCTTACGTGTCCCGTGCGATTGATGTAGGCTCTAACGTTGTGATTGATGATTTGTCCGAGGATGTGATCGTAGCCACCGGGAACACTCACACAACTCGAAAATCAACCATTGGTTCAAATGTCATCATAGACACACTCGCGAGTGATAAAATTTCTGTTCAAGGAAACATACACACGTCTCGTAAACTCACTGTAGGTCCAAATATTGTCGTCGACACACTCGAATCAAATGTCGTGTCTGTCACCGGTGGCATGTATGCATCGGAGCACGTACACGTGGGTTCAAACGTCTTGATAGACGAATTCAGTGAAGATGTGATAGTGGCCACTGGAAACGTTGCGGTGTCTCACGCTTTGGATATCGGTTCAAACGTAGTCATCGACGATTTGGCTGAAGATGTCATCGTGGCTACTGGGAACGTCGCAGTTTCTAGAGGACTTGATGTTGGTTCAAACGTCGTCATT